TTGGATTACCATCTGTTGATTTAAATTCTGGAATTGAAGTATGTGGACCAACGCTTAGACTTGTTGCATAATAAGTTTTTGCACTAAATCCTAATAATGCCATTAGGCCCGATCCTTCTACAACTTCAAGGTTTGTACCATCTGTTGAGATTAAGTTAACTCTACTGTCAGTTAGTGATGCACTAAATCCGTTTCCTGTTCCTGCTGAATTAATAGCCGCAACAGTTGTATTAATGTCTGCGGTTGCAGTAATAGTGTTTCCATTAATAGTCATTGTTTCACCGCCAACCAATGTTGGGTTTTGAGAACCTGTCGCTACTGGCCAAGATGCAATCCATGCGTCAGTTCCAACTTTCACCCAAGTACCATTTGAGTTTTTGTAGAAAATTTTGTTTATAGTAGTTGTAGCAACAACAACATAGTCCCCAATTTGTCCAACAGATTGTAAAGGGTTACCAGTTGCTTGTCCGCCAACTAATTTTGTTTTGTCTGTAATTACAGTTGGAACTTTGTTTGTAAATGTTTGTCCACCTGTTGATGTAGCAGGGTTACCGTTCCATTCAAAAATACCAACTCTTGAAACCTGTGTGTCAAACCAGTATGTTCCGTCTGCTGGATTTGCACTTGGTGCAGTTGCTGATGCTTGAAGTTGGTTTGTGTCGATATTTGCTCTTACTACCCACGCTCTGTTAGAAACGCCTAAGTATGAGTATGCCGCTTGTAAACCATATTCATTCAACTCTCCACCATGAATTGGATTGTTGTTATTGTCTGTATAAAATCTTGGATCTCCAAAAGTTTCTGAAAGATCTCTTTGTGAAGTTAATAAAAAAGGTACACCAGCATTTGCCGCTGTTGTTCCTCTTGCTGTTCCTGTGCCACTTGCATTTGCTTTATCTTGTGCAGTAGCAACGAAAATCATAGGGGTAGTACCTGGCTCAGCGGGAGTATAGAAACTCTCATCTATAACGCTGACCTGTACACCTGGTGATACTAAGTTTGCCATCTTGTGTTCTCCTGTTGAACTTATTATATGTATTTATACAGAAGTCAGATAAATTAACCAAAATACACGTATTAAAAGGGCAGAAAAAGGGCAGGTAAATACAATATGCGTCCATTATGTAAATGCGGTAAACGGCCTGTAGCAGTTAATTATAGAAAGGGTAACAAAACCTTCTATAGAACTCAATGTGACACTTGCATAAGAAATAAGGGAAAAGGTAAAGGTAATCCTAAATGGTATATGGCTGGATACCGCCAAAAAGAAACCTGCGAAAAATGCAATTTCAAAGCAGTCTTTAAAGAACAACTACGAGTCTATCATATAGATGGTGATCTTAATAATTGTAGACCTTCTAATTTAAAAACTATTTGTGCTAATTGTCAAATTGCTATGCAGAGAGCAGGCGTCCGGTGGAAACAAGGCGATCTTGCACCTGATTTTTAAGATCATCAAGCGTTCCGTTATTTTCAATAGTTTGCGTAAACTTTGTATGTGCCCAAGACCATTCACTTGGATGAACATCTTTAGGCTCAACTCCAATATCTTGATATATTCTAAACCAGATAGGATCTTGGCCTCGCTTTACACGCCAAACTTCACCGTCAATTTCGTATAGCATTTTTGCTTCGTTAGGAAACCGTACATCAGGAAGAACAAAGTTAGTAGTAGGATTATTAAGGATATGTTGTTTTGTTAAACTAACCCAAACTCCATCATAGAATCCATTACGCATACATTCTGTACCAAACTCTTGGAGTACAAGCCTTGGAGTAATAGATCTACCTGTTTCTGCTGTCCAGAAAGCATCTTCCTTTTCTCTCCAAGCACGTGATTCGTCTGTCTTACCGTCAAGTAATTGTCGGTTCCAGTCAAACATAACAGCAACAGCATCTTTGAGTTTATCTGCAAAAGAAAGTTTTACAAAATTATGGTTATCAATCAAGTATTGAGCAACTGTATCTTTGCCCGAACCAATTAAACCGCAAATACCAATGATCATCTATATCTCCTAAGTAGAAGTATATAGTATATAATAAGTTTAATGAAATGTCAAGTGGTTTTTAGCCAATAGTAAAGCCGTATCCAACACCGCCAGCAACTTGAGTTTTCAAATCTTCTTCAAGTTTATCCATTTCTGATTGTGCTTCTGCTTTGAGTGCATCACCGTTTAGTGTTGATCCACCTTGTGGTCCAGCAATAGTAGCAAATTTAGATCTTGCTTCTCCAAGCATATACTTACACTTAGCAAGTGTATAATCTTTGATCCATTGTTTTGCAAGATAGTCGCTAAACAATTCTGAATCAGGACGATAGTTGTAAACGTATAATAGAATTTCTTCTTCTGCTCTTGGACGCTGTAATAGTGTTAATTTTTTAGTTGTAGTGTTCCATTTAAACTCAATAAAACTACCAAACATTCTACCCACAAGTTCTTGATAACTTGCAAATAGATTATAAGTTGCAAGTCCGCCCATATTAGAACTTGACAACAAATACGTGTTTGTGTAAGCAAGGTTAAATGGTTCAAACAATGTGCCGCCATCTCCGCCACCTGTTCTTGAACCAATTGAACGTCTAAAAATTTGTCTAACTTCTACAATATTTTCATCAAGAGTGTAATCATTTTGATCAATTACAGTGTCTAAAAAAGCATAACTTTCTTCTACAGAATTATCAGATCTTTGTCTGAATTTATCCATCGAACTACGTAATGCTATTTCATAGTGCTTAGGATCAAGTTCAACATCAACCATGCCTCCGCCAAGCATAGCGTCAACATAATCAAATATCTCTTGTTTTTGTGTTTGTAGTGTGGCCATAAATTGCGTCTCCATTAGTATTTATGCGATCGATAAATACTAATGTTATGCCAAGGATCAGTTTATACAAACCCGAAAAGGGCAAAGATTACGAGTTTTTAGATAAAACCATTACAGAAATGTTTACTGTGGGTGGTACAGATGTCTTTGTTCACAAATACTTAGGACCTAAAAATCCTGATGAGGAAGATGCTACGCCATCACAACCTCGCTATGACGCTGTAAAAGAAACAAACATACAAGATATGTTATTCATGGAAAATAGGGATCGCAAGTATGATCCTGACATATATGTAATGCGTGGAATTTATAACGTACAGGATGTCGATTTTGATATGAGTCAATTTGGCTTGTTTTTAACAAACGATACACTGTTTATGACAATCCCTATTAATTATAGTGTTAAAACTTTAGGTAGAAAAGTAATGCCAGGTGATGTATTTGAATTACCACACTTAAAAGATGAAAATGCACTTAATGATTATAGTGTAGCATTGAAACGTTTTTATGTTGTAGAAGATGTAAACAGAGCCGCAGAAGGATTTTCGCACACTTGGTATCCACATCTATATAGAGTTAAATTAAAACAAATTGTTGACTCACAAGAATTTAAAGATATACTTGATTTACCTGCTGAAGAAGGAAGTTCACAATCACTTCGTGATGTGCTTAGTACATACGAAAAAGAAATGCAAATTAATAATGCTATCCTTTCTCAAGCAGAGGCTGATGCTCCTAAGTCAGGTTATGATACAACACACTTGTATACATTACAAGTTGACGCAGAAGGTAAACCAGAACTTGTAACTGCTGACGAAACACTAATTGACGCAAGTATAAACAGCGGTAACCTTGATGCAAGTAGAGTAAATGAAACTCCGGAGCGTGAGGGTTATCAAGGATACTTACTTGGTGACGGAATTCCACCTAACGGTGAAGCATTTGGATTTGGTAGTAGTTTTCCTCTTACACAAGTTAAAGGAGATTACTTTTTGCGTACAGACTTTTTACCTAACAGATTATTTAGATATGATGGACAACGTTGGATTAAAATGGAAGACCAAGTACGTATGACAATGACTAATACCAATCAAAGATTACATCAAAAAGGTACATTTATTAATAATACGAAAACAAATGAAATTGGCGGCGAAACTGTTCAAGAAAGACAAAGCCTATCACAAGCACTTAAACCTAAGGCGGATAATTAATGCAACATTTTTATGATGGACAAATAAGACGTTACATTACTCAGTTAATTAGGCTGATGAGCAATTTCTCTTATAAAGACGGGGATGGAAATATTAAACAAATTCCTGTTATGTATGGCGACATTACAAGACAAGTAGGACATATTCTTAGAGATAACTCAGAAAATAAAATTCCAAGTGCTCCACGTATAGCAGTTTATATGACCGGCTTAGAAATGGATCGTGATAGACTTGCAGATGCTTCGTATGTTGGCAAGGTACACCTTAGAGAAAGGTCATATGATGCTGACAGTGGAGAATATTTAAACACTCAAGGTAAAAATGTAACAGTTGAACGTATGATGCCAACTCCTTATACACTTCGAGTAAATGCAGATATATGGTCAACAAACACTGATCAAAAATTACAAATTATGGAACAAATTTTAATGTTGTTTAATCCAAGTTTAGAAATTCAAACAACAGACAATTATGTAGACTGGACAAGTTTAAGTGTAGTTGAATTAGAAACTGTAACTTGGAGTGGAAGAAGTATTCCGATAGGTACAGAAAGCGAGATTGATGTAGGAACATTATCTTTTAAAACTCCTATATACATATCACCTCCTGCAAAAGTTAAAAAACTCGGAGTCATTACAAATATTGTTATGAGTATATTCAATGAAGAACAGGGAACTATTGATTTAGGCGAAAGTTTTCCAGAACTTAAAGCATATAATGATGCTCATGAAGAACGTCCAAGTCAAACAATAAAAGACGGTCCTGTACAACGTAAAGATACAGCCGGTATTGCTATGACTGCTTACAATGATTATGATTTATTAGTTATGGGTAACGAGGCACAACTTATATACAGAGGTGTAGTTGGTAACAGTTCATGGACTGGATTTTTACAAGCACTTCCCGGCACATTTAGACCAGGATTGAGTCAGTTACAATTAACAAGACAGGATTTACCACAAAGTATTAATGGTTCAGTTGCTGTCAATCCTAATGATGACTCGAGACTTGCTATTACTTGGGATAGTGATACAATTCCAAGCGATACTGTTATTACAGGGTCAACTGGAGATAGAAATAAAATTGATTACATTATAGATCCTAAACAATTTAATCCCACTAATATTAAAACAACAGGTGTTAGACTATTACTATTAGGAGATATTGGTGTAGCAGGATCTGTAAACGGACCTGTGGCTTGGAAAAATACTGATAACTCAAATTTTGTTGCAGGTGAAAATGATATTATCGAATGGGACGGCTCTAAATGGGTGATATTATTTGATGCAAGTACAGAAACATCTGTAAAATACACAACTAACCTAAATACTGGAATCCAATACAAATGGACTGGTACAGAATGGATTCTTTCCTTTGAAGGTGAATATCGAAACGGAGCGTGGCGCATACAATTTTAAATAATTACTTGTATGAGCGATAAAATTACTTGTAGCGGAGCATTATTCTATGCGTTAGAAACCAAACGCTTCCTATTCTTACATAGAACACAAAGTAAACAAAATAATGTTTGGGGATTAGTTGGTGGGAAAAATACAACTGACGAAACTCCATTTAATGCTCTTAAAAGAGAAATTGACGAAGAAGTTGGTACAGTACCAGAAATCCTTAAAAACATTCCATTAGAAACCTTTGTAAGTACAGATGAAAAGTTTAACTTTCATACCTACCTTATTGTTGTAAAAAAAGAATTTATACCAAAATTAAACAATGAACACGACGGCTTTGCTTGGGCAAGTTTTGGTAAATGGCCTAAACCTTTACATCAAGGTTTAAGAAATACACTTCAAAATAAAACAAATATTACAAAATTAGAAACTGTATTTGAATTAGTTAAACTATTAGAGGAATAAACATGATAAAAGTTATTGGCGATATCATGTTAGATCGTTGGATCATAGGAACAGCAGATAGAATGTCACCAGAAGCACCTATTCCTGTACTTAAAGAACACACACAAAAATTTAGTATTGGAGGGGCAGGAAATCTTGCATTAAATTTAGCCAACCTCCATATAGAACTAATGTTGTATGGTGCTGTTAGTGGAGATAAAGAAGGTTATAAAATTATAGAACTATTAAAAGACTATAACAGTGTTACAAGTCGTATTAAATTTGATCATTCTGTTACAACTACAAAGACAAGGTTAGTTGGCCAAGGCGGGCAACATATATGTCGTTGGGATAGAGAAGAAAAATATCAAGGTGATTTAGGAACTTTAAATTTAGATGTAGATGACGTTGTTATTGTAAGTGATTATAATAAAGGTATTGTAACAAATGACTTAATGTTTGGCTTACAACATAGTAAAGTTTTTGTAGATCCTAAACAGGAACCTCAATTATATAGAGATTGTTTTCTTGTTAAACCTAATATGTCTGAATATATTAATTGGTTTGGCGAATTTAATATAAAAATTGCACAAAGTAAAATAAAAGAATACGGGTGGACTTGGCTTGTTGTAACAGATGGTGCTAACGGTGTATATGTTATTAATAAAGATGATTATTGGCATTACAAAGAAGAAGTTAGAGAAGTTGCAGATGTTACAGGTGCTGGTGATACGTTTTTAGCAGTATTAGTTTATGGACACGTTGTCAAAGAAATGTCTATACCTGATGCCTGTAATTTAGCCTGTTATGCAAGTGCCAGAAACGTAGAAAAAAGAGGAGTCCATCCAGTTACATTTGCAGATCTAAACAGAGGTGTTGTATGGACTAATGGAGTATTTGATATACTACATGAAGGACATTTTAAACTACTGAAGTTTGCAAAGTCAAAAGGACAAAAATTAATTGTAGGTATTAATAGTGATGCAAGTACAAAACGATTGAAGGGCGAAAACAGGCCATTTAACAATCAGTTGCAACGGCAAATGAATTTAAAATTATTACCATGGGTAGATGATGTAATAATCTTTGACGAAGACACTCCAATTAATGCTATTAACAAAGTAAAACCTAACTTAATTATTAAAGGTGGTGACTATACTATTGAAACAGTTGTAGGGCATGAACATTATCCAGTTGAAATTTTTCCTACTGTCGAAGGTCATTCAACTACAAATATAATAGGAAAAATGAAATGAAAATATTAGTAACAGGACATAAAGGATTTATTGGAAAAAATATTGCTTCTTATTTGCAATATAAAGGACACGAAGTTGAAGGATGGGATTGGCAAGAAAACAAATATCCTGATGCACAAAAATATGACCGTGTTATTCATTGTGGTGCTATTTCAAGTACTACAGAAACTGATGTTGAAAAAATACTAAAACAAAATTATGAATGGACTATGAAACTTGTAGAAATCTGTGATATGATGGGTACAAGTTTACAGTTCTCAAGTTCAGCAAGTGTATATGGTTCAGGAACTGATGGTTTTAAAGAAGATAGTAAGTGTTATCCACAAAATCCATATGCATGGAGCAAATACTTAATTGATAGATGGATATCAGAATATCAAGATGATTTTAAAATTAATATTCAAGGAT